ATCCCAATTATCAAATTGTGTAGTTGCCCCTCCGCCCTCATTTATTAATCCTTGTTCATTTATTGTGGGAGTAAAGGATGAGTCTGGATATATCCAATCCTCTCCATAATCTAATGGATTAATTCTATTCCCAAGTGTGTCAAAGTCTGTATTATTGTAATCATCTCCTATTACTGAGACAATATCTTTATATTTATTACTGTCAGGCTTACCCACTCTTTCACCGTAATGCCCACTCCCAAATGTACGCTTAGTTCTGTCGGTGAACTGTCCAAACCTCCATTCATTGTTCCAATCTGCTATAATCTTTGATGCTTCTTCATGGGTTTTACCTGAATTTATTAGATCATTGTAGTATATCATAATATCCTGTTTGCCATATGCAGTAACCTTTGGATCAGGATAACCTAAATCTGGGAACACATCATCCTTAAAATTTACTGATTCCTCTATGGAGGCTTCATCCCAAGATGCATCTCCCCTACTAACTACTTGATCAACCCTATCTCTAATATCAACTTTTGGCTCCACTCTACCGCTTCTATCAATAGGATTTGGTATAAAACTATCAATCTTATCTTGTCCAACAGGGACATATGGTTCCTTAGGCAGGGCCTTCGGCCCTATATTATTAGGTCTTCTAAGGGTCAAGTCCTTCATATTAGTAGCCAGTGCCTGATCCATCTTAGCCTTAGATATAGTATCCAGTTTATTGATACTTTCATCTATATTCAGTGGAAGACCAAGCCGTGCAGAAGAATGTGCTCTATCTACACTAAAGCCACCATCATCTAAGAAGTTTTGAAGATTCTCAATAGATGTATGTGCATTCTCGCTACCCTTAACTGGTATTGACTGGTTTAGAAATTCAGTATTTGCTTCACTTAATTTTGAATCTTGATTAAATACAGTATTAGCAATTCTTGCATTATTTTCATCTACTAATTGTTGTTTGGTTTTTGCAACCTTATCAATCTTTAATCCTTGAAGTTGTTTTACCATATCACTTGAGTTATTGTAAGCATCTGCAATAGGTGTTGGCTCCGCCCGCCAGTTTCCATCTGGAAGATTACCCCTCCAATTCATTGGCCCACCTGAATGTGTACCCTTATAATAGTCAGCAAGTGCGGGTGGTGGATTATCACGTAATGCCTTCAAATCCGAAGGTTGATTACGCATAAAGGCAGGACCTCCACCTTCAGAAATACTATCTGCATTCCAGGTATAATTATTATTAGACATTCCAATACCATTTGCACTATTTGCTGGTGGAGACTTAATGACTGGGGTATCTGCATTAAGGTATAAAACAGAATCAGCTACCTTATTGGCTGCTCTTTTGGCTTGCCAATCAGTAAACATATCCTTACCTGATCTGGTAGATTTGTCCCATAGGCCCATATTCTCCCAACCTGCCTCTCCTGTAGCAGGAGTGCCCATCTCTGCTAAGGCCATTGAAGACATATAGGTTTTAATAGGACTTGTAAGATGTCGTGTATTGGCTTCTGTATTTAGTTGATCAAGTGAATTATTAACATCATCCCTATAATCAGACAAGGTATACCTCAGACCACCACCAGTATGGGAAATATCTTCATAAGATAACTTTTCTTCTGCACCCTTATCAAAAAAGTCATATATTCCACCAGCAGCCAGATCGCCAGCAGCAGCCCCTCCAGGTCCACCAAAGAAGAATCCAACACCCTTTCCAAGCATTCTTGCTGCAGACTCTCCAAATTCAGCACCAGCCCTTCTCTTTTTTAAAGCAGCAAGAGCATCCTTAAATTTTCTTCGAGCACGTTTCTTATTTCGTTCATCTTCATCCTTCAACCCTTTTGCATAGGGATTGGTCCATTGTGGTATCACTATTTAACCCCCTTATCTCTATATATAAAAGAAACACTATGAACTTCCATGGCTGCATCTGCTGTTCCTGAGATAGTTGCATTTGCAAATAATAAATCTTCTGCAGTATTTACTTGAACTACATGTTCTACTCTTCCATACCCAGTAGGACTAGCACTTAGAGAGCTAGGAGTCAAGGTTAAGGTTGACTTAGTTCCATCTGGTTTAGTTTGTTCGGCTACAATGTTAAGAGAACCAGCGTTCTTTGCAACAGTTATTATACTATACAACTGCTTATTAGATGTAACTCCATCAAGATTTAAATCACCTACTTCAAATAATACATTTTGTGAGACACTTTGTGGGTTCCATTCCTGTCTTATAACGGTCCAGGCACCAGCATCTATATCTTTTAAACATGTAAGCTTCATATCTTTGTCGGTCATAAAATTACTATATACAGAATTAGTTGCCGCTGACCCAACACTTCTCCACCAAGTCTTTTCATTGGTATCTATCATATGTAGCGTTTTTGGCACTGCCTTTGATGTACTAGACATTATAAATACCCTATTGTACCTTGGGCTATACCCAACTGTAAATCTATCGCTATTGTTAAGGCCAAAATCATTTACCTTGCCCTGGATAAGGTTCTCAACCTGTCCATCTCCATGTAAGAATACTCCATATTCATTAGCCCATATAATGCCAATATTAGTAGCTATCGCATGATGCTTATTATCAATACCACCAATAGCAGATGTAGCGACAGTTTCATCATTATCCTCTCCAACACTAACTACCTGAAGGCTTCTTTTCTTAAAAACATATAGTTGTTCATTATGTGTTAAAAGAGATACTATTTCATCTCCATCGCCAGCAGCCACATCAAGATAGTTATCGAAAGGTATCATATCATAACCATGATTAGCTATGGATACCAATATCCTGTCTCGATACGATTCACCATTAATTAATACATTCCCATAAAATGCCTGACTCCCAATAATTGTAGATGTTTTATAAAATATATCATCTGTCTCATCAGGGTTTGATCCATATGCTGAATTCCAATCTTCAAATTTAGGAGGATCATCAAATTGTAGAAAGTTATCTATTCCATCAGGATTTGCATTAGAATCATGACTATATCCCTGATGAAGTGGGAATCTATTCGCTAATGCTCCACCATCAGCAACACTTTGGTTTACGTCAGCGCTACCACCACTGGCATTTGCACCGTAGTATCCTGGCCATGCAAATCTTAAAAGCTTCCAAGGCAGGTATGCTGCATTTGCAGAACTGTGTGGTTTTATTCCTTTTACAAAATCGGTTTCAATTAGTTTCCACCTAGATGTATGATTGTCCTTATCTGTAGAATAGTACCAATTAACACCTGAACATCTTTTAGGCAGGTCCCAACCATGCATTCCTGCAGAACTTGGGATAATCATTGGTCTAAATGTCACTCTTGTGTCGTGTGCTAATTTACTGGTTGTAGCAGCCGTTAAATTTGAATACATTCTTAATTGGAATTGATCACGCAAATAGTTATGGGGAGATGAGGAGTTTTTATACATGGTCTCCTGTCCCTGCGGAGTACTTCCATCTACCACAGTACCTGTCTCAGTTCCTATCTTTATTCTTGTCATTACAGATTCTTGAGAACCTGAATCATACATAAATGTACAGTAAAACCTATAAGTAACACCTAGCTCTGCGGGAGAAGGAGTTTCAGTATCTTCAGCTTCATTCCATGTTCCAGTAATATCTTCCGATATAGGAACGTTAGCAGTGATCTCTCTTTTATCAACATGATATTCAAGCCTAATAAGATAACCAGCTGATGCACCAAAATGTTGATGATAAGTACCGTCACCACACATTAAATCTTGACCAAACCATGCGCCAGAATCTGTATTAGTATTATACCATGCAATAGGACTAGTCGTATAATTAGGCTTTTCAAACAGCTGTATTTGATCATTCACATTAACCAGTGTGCAATAGTCTGCATTGGGAGCTTCTAATTGTGTGCTTTCAGTTTCCCATCCATGTAATTTTGATTCAAATGAAAATGGAATTTTAGCTGTTTGATAATGATCTCCCATTGTCCAAGAATAATTCCAGGATACATCATTCACAGCAGTTGTGGAAATAGGAAGCCATGGACCAGTAGTATCATCTCCAGTACTTACTACTCCTTCCATAATGCCATTATCATAAGTAGACTCAGCAAGATCTTCAACATATTTAAAGAAATTTCGCCTTATCATTCCAAACCATTTAGGAGCTAATATAGTACCATAATCAGCAAAATCAGTACCCTGTATTCTAGCAACATTACTGGATAGCAAATAGTTTGGATCATTACCTGTAACTGCAGAACCTTGTACAGTTATAGCGTCTGAAGCTGCTGTATTCTCATTTTCATGAACAGACACTAAACCATCATCCTTTGCATGGAAGTAATATTGAGTCCCATTATATTGTTCGGCTACATCAATTTTTATATTTCTCAGGGCAACACCACGGTTACCAGCATCCATACAATGAGCATCAAAATAACAGCCAAAATGCAATTGATCAGAATTAGATATAGTACCATGAGTAACCATATAATATACTTTGATATCATTGGCGTTGCCCAAGGCATCAATATTCGTAATTGGCTTGCCATAATTTCCCCACATAGTGTCCCAACACATAACCCAACCACCATCTGTAGGTGCTGTATGAAGTGGGGCAATATACATTGATCCATCTAGAGGTCCATGAACATCACCGTTAAAATATGTAAACTGATCTGCTAATGATGTTAATCTTAATCCAGATGAATTACACTGAAAGCTCTCTACTGTTATTCTATATAAACGGTTAGATTCAAGGTATTGTTGATTTCCCGATACATTATATGGAACTCTAAAATTTGCAATTTTCCCATGCCCGTTATTGGCACTAGTACCGTTCCAAGAACTCATAATAGAACCACCACTCGAATATTCTCTAGTCCAAGTAGGTTCAGTTCCATCACCTGAATTATATTTCCAATCTGCTGTAAAGTTTCTACCAGTACCACCAGATGAAATATAAATCTTTTTAGCGGCAGCACTTCCATCATTATTCTCAAACTCACATTCTAAAGCCAAGTCAGAAGCATACTCCCAATCAGACTGCATAATGCCATAGCCAACACCACCCTGCTGATTAGCACCATCTAATGGGTAAATGCCAGTAGTTTTGTCTGCAAGTTGGCCAGATGGAACTAGTACACCTTTTTTGTATAATCCTTCCAGATTTTCAACATTGTACATACCATTCTCTTCACCACTATCAGAAGGTTCTACTGCATTTATCAATCCTCCCTCAAAGGAGGTAATATCTTTGCTGGATTTGGCCACTATTTTTTATATAAAACTCTTTTTACCTGTGCCCATAATTTATCATCAAGCTTATTTTTAGAGCTTGAGACCAGATAGTCTCCTAAGATCATTAATACTTGTTTCAGTATTTTTTCTGTTAAGAATGTTTTTGTTATCCATGCTATTAATGCTGGCATTTTATTTCTCCTTATTCCATAATTGAAAAAGTGTTTTTACCTTATCTTTCAACACATCTATATCTACTCTCATTCGTGTGAGAACTATAACTAGTGTGACAAAAGCTGTCAATTGTTGCCAATACTTCGTTAGAAAGTCCATTTAATTCGTCCATGCCTTTATCTTCTTATTATTAAATTCTAATGTTACCCATCCTGTACGGACTATAGGAAAGAAAGAATACCTTGCATACTCTGCATATTTAAGAAAGCTTCCACCCCTACAGTACCATCTCCTATGAATTTCCTCTTCTTCACCTACTACCTTCAGACTGTCAACAGGTTTAGTATATAATTGATGGTTATGACCCAGAAAAAAGACATCTCCATCGGAATAGACTGCAGCCATCTTATCAAGTTCCAAATCACCATTCTTTCCACCACCCTTTCCATGTCCTGATACAAAGTACCAATCTCTATCACCAACTGTTACCTTGCAGTATCCTGGCATTCTGTAATAAGGTACTCGCAATATATCTGCCATTACCTTAGATACATCAAAGCCAAGTAGGTTTACGGAGCGGATCATATCATGATTACCGCCCCTAACAAATAGAAGCTTATCAGCAATCCTTTCAATTCGCTTGATGAACGTGATATGCTGATCGTCAGGCTCCATGTCCTGCCCTCTCTGCGATATCTTATAATTCGGTGGTATAAGCTCGATGTTGTCACCGTTCATTACCCACCTACTCTTTGGATCACTATCTACTTCTTCAATAAATTCTTCGAACTTCTCCCAGTGGTGTTCTGCCGCCCCATGATGTATATCTGTCGCACAATGAAGTCTAAATTCCTTATCTGTTACATATTTTAATACACTACCTGGCTCAATAGAATCTGGAAATATACTTTGTGAATCTTCTACATCATTCTCTATTGGTGTACTGAACCACTTATTGCAGCTCATGCATTTATACTCCTGAACTACATTTCCAGATGCTCTTTCTCTTGTACCTTGCTTCCTTATACAGCAAGAAGTACACTTAGGACATACCATACAAGGCTCCTATTTTGTTTTCAGTTCCTTCCCTATCTTTATGATAAGGTATACTAGCGTAGCAATCCCAACACTTAATGATACTACTTCTGGTAACCATCCATTAATAGATAGCCACCATCCGCCCATACCAGCTCCTGTTGTTTTTAATGTGTCGATCATTAATACACTCCTATTCCATTTTTGACATTACCTTTGCCAATATGTATGAAGTTATTAGCTATCGCTATATCCTTGAAATATTTCATTCCTATAGCAACCTTTAATAACGTAAAGCGTTTATACCTGTCTGTAACATGAATGTCAGAAGCTTCTCCAGTTGCATGTTGCCCCCTACTATTTGAAGATACTTTTGCATTATAGTCTTCACACCTATATGCAGAATTGACTTTAAATCCAAATCCACAAACACTTCTTAGCGCCTGTAGATTTTCCATATATTCAGAGTCCATATCACAAAATCCGCAACATGGACATTCCATTTCCTTTTCCGCAAAGTTAGGTGTTAGGTAGTTCATTATTACTTTTTACC